AAAAACCATCACAGAAATGACATACAGATCAATATTTTGCATCTACAACCTCCCCAATATAAAAAACGGAGGGACCAAAAGGCGATATGATCCCTCCGAAAAGCTACCGCTTTTTTCTTTTTCGAGGTAAAAACCCCGCAATTTTCGGAAAAAATGGAATACGATGTTCCAAAATCTCCTGTTCAACTGCCAGCTCTCGAATCGCGCGCAGATTCCGCGCCACCGCGCACAGTTCAACGTACATCGAACAAACCTCTTCATATGGAAGCAAATTGTTTTCGATATCTTTGATCTGCCGATTCACCCCCGCGTGGCCGTGAATTTCATAGCAAATCAAATTGCGCAGATTCCGCGCCGATGTCGATTCCTGTTCAGAATCGACCGGAGACTCAGAAACACGATGCACAAGCAATTCATTCATGAGCACATTGGGTGCTGTTTCAATCACCGCCTTGTGCAATGCCCGGTGATACTCTTCGAGATAGTCTCCCGCCTTAATGCTCACCGGCTTGGAATGACGAACAACCATGATTCGCCGTTCTGAACCACCGGGCAAATCGTAAGAATACCCAAAAACTCCTTCATAGAGAATCGCCTCGATCACCGTGAGCATAGTTTTCATTTTTTCGCGGAGAGCGTTCATTTCATCAGTAGTTTTCACATCCCGCGTGTGAGTGATCATCTTTTCGGATTTCACATGGCCACGAAAGTAGAGAACAACCCCAGACGCAAACAACAAAATAGTGGCGATATTTTTATCTCGCCAAAATTGCCCAATCATAGATGAAATAGAAACAATCTGATCTACTATTTCCATCGTATTTTTTCGCTATTCAGAAGAGAACCATACGAAAGATGTTCCAAAACGCCCTTTGCAACTTTTGAAAACGGGTGAAGATCAAAAATATCAAACGTCTTTTCAAATTCCACGCGCACTGATTCGTAGTGTTTTCCTCGGATTTTTGGCAGTCCGGAAACAGGATCTGAAGGAGCTACAACACGCACGTGGAACATCCCGTGAGATTTCATCTCTTCGCAAAACTTACGGCCCCCGGCTTTCGGAGCTCCAAAACTGATCACCGATTCAACACAAAACTTTTTCCGTTGGATTTCAAGAGCGAGTTTTTGTACTACGGCACCGCCACGAGAGTGACCAATTCCCACCACAATATCGTCATGGTAGAGCAGTTTTTCTGCTTGTTCAGCCATTTCAATCGCTGCAACTAAAAACCCGAGAGCAACTTTGTCTTTCCCCCATCGAATCCACAAGAAGTTGCGAATCCATTCGAGGAAATTGTCAGATCCATCGATCACGATATATACATAGTTGCCAACGCGGTAAAAATACCCCGTGTCTGTGTTGCTGGTCATCTCATACGATCCAACCGGGCGAAACTTGCCACGCCTCCGCGCTTTTCGACACATTCTCCACGCATATTTCAGATCTTCAACCCGCATTCCAAACCGCTCAAAATCCACAAAACCCGCCTTTTTCGTGAAAAACTAGATAGTACGACCAAAACTCGTATAGTAGTGAGTCGTTGCATTGGCGTGGCCCGTTGATCCAGTCACAAGGACCGCGTTGAATGCACAATCGCGAAACGAAGTTTGCGCTGCCACTTTCACGATCATCGGTTTTGTGTGATCGTTTTTTGGTGGTACGAGCGCGAGCGTTATTTCTGTAGTTCCCGCGTTAAAAACGCCGATTGCCGTTGAAGGCATCACGAGCGCAGAAACGCCACTCACCGGAGTGGTCACTGCAATGTCACTGCCGAAAGTAGTTCCAAACGGAAACATCTCTGGAATAATTTCGGTCTGACGACCATTTTTGATAAAAGCCATTTTTGAGCCTCACTTTAGAATTGAAAACCGAATCCATACCCAAATTTACGTTGTGCCGATGCTTTCGGCAAAAAACTGTAGTCAATAGTCACAGGTTGCCCGTTGTACTGTGATTGTATCATCGACACATCGGTACTCGCATCGAGAACATACACCACTATCGGTTCTGTCTGAGTTGCACCTGTGAGTGCGTTGTGAACCTCTACGCCAGTTGTATACCCTGCTTTAATCGTCGCTTTTTGCCAATCTGCTAGATCGTCGTATTGTTGTTGAGTTCCTACACAATACGCATAATCACCTCCGTAGGAATCTCCATAGAAATTCCCGTATCCTGTTGGTTGTAGTGTTAGTTGTGCCATTGGCTACACCACCGCAATAGTTTTCCATGTAACAGGCGTAACTGATGTACAGATATAGAGTTTAGATTCATCGGTAATGTACATCTGATACCCAACCCATAATTGACCTCCCAGAAACGGCAACTCACTCTTGAGACACGCCCCACCACTTTGAATATTGTATGTTTTCTCTTCCCACGATGGAGTCGCAGCAGAGTATTGTATCCCGCCAACACTCGCCAATTTATTTGACATTATTGCAGATTCGTTGTCAATCACAACACCATTCGACGTGCCCTCTCGGTCAGGTGTAGCACCAGTCTGATACGCACCGAACAGGGTGTTCGAAACAAACATGCCTATAGACTTATGTCCAAGTGCGTTTGGGTGCACGGTATCGAGGAGTAACCCGTCCGCATTTGCTTTTGTGTACCCACCTAGAACCTCGTCCATATTAATTACACAGTAATTGTTACTAATCCCGTAGTCTATGAGGTTTTGGATATATGTATTATACTGGTTTATGTACGCAGTCGTCGTGTCCCCTACGTCGGCTCTGCTGTGTATAAGTATCAGAATTTCGATGCCGCTAGATACACATGAATCCTTAACCTTGTTAAGTTTTGCCAAGAAGTCATCCCATGAAACCAATCCAGTTATATCATTTGCGCCCAACGCCATAACGAAAAGATCAGCATCGTATGCGTCAATGGTTTTGGCTATATCGCTGTCGGAAAAATCGGTCAATCTCCTCCCACCCAACGAAGAGTTGTATACACACCCGCTATCTTTTTTTGTTATCCCTGTACGTCTACCGTACCACCCATAAACGTACACTGGTGACGATGTGCTATCAGGGCAAATGTAGATGTTTTTGTCTGAATTGACAGAGAATGAAACCTCGGTGATGTCGCCAAGCACGCCAGCACTTGTCCCTGTGGCTAGCACAGTCCCCGAGAGCTTGTCTTCTAATCGAACCTTGAAAGACCCCCCGTCAGGGGCACTAGAAACAAGTAGCTTGATGTCTAGTGGAATGTATATAGGATTATCAAAATACAGCCTTAATGGTTGTGAACTGGGATTGCTCTTCCATGTCATACGGTTAATCCCATAATCCAACCTGTTCCACGAATCGAAATTTTCGCCCCCCGCTCTAAAATTGACACCCCTATAGTCTTTGCGCCCCACTCTTAGTGCGAGTTGATTAGCAATATAGTCAGGCCACCTATCGCCACCACCCATAGTAACGTATCCGTTTGGGTCTTCGCTAATGGAATCTCCCATTACGTGTATTGAGGGATTGGGTTTTCGCAAAAAATTACGCAGTCCTACATTTCTATTGTATATCCCTCCTACAACGTCTAACGACCCTACCACTCTTGATACATCGCCCGTCCCAAGTATTTTCGTGTCACCCTCAGACCTATTATGATAATTCCCAGTGATCTGCAATCCGTTGGGAACTTCATTCCCCATCACAATCTTGTCCAGTGCAGACCAGTTCTTGTTCATATCTGTAGCATTGCCACTACTACCCGCAACGAAATCTGTTTTTATAGCCATTATCTCTCCTTATTTGTAATAGGCGATCATCCCGACCGCCCAAGTAATTAATATTGCGATTATCATACTAGCTCAACGTGTGGCAGGTCGATAAATTTTTCATCGGTGATATTGCGGTCTTTATCCCAATCAGCACCGAGACGAATAGCGATTCCCATTTCGTCCGCGATTGCTTGAATGTATCCCGCAACATAGCTCGCCTGTTTTGCGTCCCACACGATTTTAGAGCCATCCCAAAAAGCAATGTCAACCGCTTTAGACGGTAGTACGTTGTGCTTAGAGTTCGGGAATTGCAATTTGCTAGCCCCTATCCGTACCGCTTCGTCTTGTTCCGCTCTACCACGATGACCACACACGATCACGATGTCAAGCTTTTCTACCACACGTTCCATGAGTTTCTGCAAACGGTGATCACACGTTGCAAGACGCTCTTGTGAGACTTTTCCGAATTTAGGCATTGTTAATCTCCTGTAATTCGCGTTCGTATTTCTCAGCAAGCGCGGTATGTTCCGCAACTTTCGCTTGATCTACTTCCTCTCTGCTCTCTTCAGCAACAATATTTGCTCGTTCTGCGATTGCAAGCCGTTCAAGTGTCAGCATGGCTTCGAGTCGATCTGTAGCGTCATACATTTTTGCAAACAGAGCCACGGTAACGTCGAACTCAGCTTGCGTAATCATGCCGAACCGGATCATATCTTTCCACAAAATTGCATTGATGTCGTTCTGCGGTGTGTAGCGCGAACCATCGCGTGAGTCGATTGCTATTGAAAGCGCACTCACAGTATAGTCCCGCTTCCCGTTCTGGAAATCAGATGGTTGTTCTACCGTTACTGCGAATCCCACCGGAAGTAGGGTGTCGCCTTTTGAATCTTTTCTCATAGTAGCTCCTTATAGTGTTGCTTCGCGCACGAACGCATCGACAGAAATTCCTGTATATTCGCCATTTGGCCCCGTGAAACTTATACGGACGTAATCATTTGAGGCGATCTGAATAGGGGTACCATAGAGTACCGTTAGTTGCCCCGTTGCCGATGTAACTGTACCGATAAGTACCCACGCCCCCTCATTGATCTTGTAAAATACGTTTGCGTCCCCCGCTTGAGTTAGAAACGTGCAATTGAATCCTGTAATCTTGCAGGGTACGGGTGCTTTTGCTCCTGATCGAAGTGCGTATGTCTGCGTAGTGTCAGTTTCCCGGACGTGTGCTTTTGGGATATCAACATTCCCTCCTGACATTTGAAAAACAATTCGGTTGAAAACGTATGTCTGCGTGAACTGTCTCCCAATGAGAGCTTTCACTGATTCTACGGTGGTTAATCCTTTACTACCCGCAACCGCTTCGATCTGTGCTGGAGTGGCTTGGGAAACCAAAGTGCCATTGATTAGAATGCTGGTGTTGTTACCCCATGATGATCCATTGAAATACCAGTATGTCAGATTGCCGGACGTGTCCCCCTGCTGTAGCCACCACCGCGACAATCCTCCTGTAAGTCCATTTCCAAACTGTATACCACCTGTGGGTGTGTCTGCGAAATATAAATCATTAGTGAATGATACGGCCCCGGTAAACGTAGCTCCGTTCAAACTTGCATATCTCGCGTCACCCGTTTGTCGATTAACGAAATCAGTCGCCGCAAGTGCGTTAGAGCCGAATATCGTACCATTCCCACGAACCCCCGCAACAACTGATCCCGCACCATTTTCATACTCTTGAACATTGTCAGTGTCAGCACCGCTTCCACGGCGAATTCTGACTGCCCCCCGCACTGCATCGGTTGTTGTGCGCGATGGAGTGCTTGCGTTATAAGCCCCCTGCAATGTCGTAGGTGTTGAACCACCCGAACTTGTACCACTGGCCGAGGGCTGAATCACCGTGGTAGTTTGAGCATCATCGACCCACTGTTTTTGGCCGCTTGCGTTGATAATTACTGATCCAACGTAAAGCGCGTCACGAGCAGAACCCTCACTCATGCGAATATTTCTAATCTCTGAAGATGCTCCGGTTCTCGCAAGCTGAATAGACTGGTTGAGATTGGCTCCTGCATACTCTTTTTGCCCCATAACGAGCGCAGAAGTGTCCAAAATTCCATCATTGGCAAAAACGTGCATCAACATAACAGAGTTTGCCCCGATAGGCTGAGGAACAAAACTCCCTCCGGGGTAGTTGTTGAAACAAGCCCGACCTGTTGAACCAACTCCAAGATCGGTATCTGTTGCAAATATTTTTCTGAGTTGTGTGGTAGTTGCTGTTGTGAAATCGAGCGGGAATCGCTCCAATTTGTCGACGTTTGTCGATGCTAGGCCATAGTAGTAAAATTTTGCCCAAACCGCAGTACCATCAGCGGGCTTGCTACCTACTACGCTGTACTTGTCTTCGTCCCACAACCCCCCGCCCGTTATACCTATAACCGCAGTTCCTTGGCCACCATCAATGATCTGTGGAGTTGCAGAAAGTTCAGCGAGCATTCCGACACATTTGTGATGTGCCTCTGTAATCATTGAGTCGTACTCTGTGCGCACCCCGTGATTTTCCCACCCCATAGTGATTTCATCGTTTGCAACCTGAGAATAGGCCAATCGAGCCACTGGAATGCCCACACCCCAAAGCGGGAAGGTGATACTCGCATTGAGTTGCTTAGTTGCCACGTTGAGAAAAATGATATAGTCACCCGCCACGGCAGGAACGACCACGGATAGTTGTGGAGCCGTGTACTCCTCGAACGCTGTGTGAAAAATCCATCCGGCGGGAATGTTGAAGGTTCGCGTGTTTTTTGTGAACGGCGATCCTACCGGTTTGATAGCCGCATGAACGCCGTATGCCTCTACATTTTCAATTTGCGAGAGAACGACAGATTGATTGAGCGCGGTTGCAGGTGGGTGTCCTATTGGTACGGTTGACTCTGCGAGTGTATTGCTCACCCTAAACTCATTCACAAGGTCAGGAGCAACCAATTTAGATTCAACCGTATTTGCATATATCCTGTCATCGCCATTGTCAAACCCTATGCCGACCTTTGTTTCTTCAAGGCGCAAAAATGCCTGCGAATCGGATCTTTGAAGAATACCGCTTGCCGGGGTAGTAAATCCACTATCCTTAAAAGTTCCCGCAGTAGCCCCTGCCCCTTGGATCGCGTTTTCTGAGCCAACGGAATTAGCAATACCGAGCATCGTTTTTACAGTTGCAATAGACAGGTCTTCAGGATCACCCGTTCCGGCGGTATTACGTCCTTTGATAGTTGCAGTTGCCATGTTATCCAGTTTGGCATTGGTAACTACATCGTTTGCAATTGTAAGAGTCGTTGAACCTGTAACGTCACCGGTATGTGTGGCGTTTGTGACCTTAGCTGTGTTAGCTACCACTGAAGCATTATTTGTCACTGCTGACTGGAAATCGCTAATAGTGCTCGAAAGTTGCGTTCCAGTATGGTTAGCTCGTGCGCGGTCAGCTGTTGAATTGTCCGAAAACATGGTGTCGATGGCCGTTTTTCGGTAGTAGAGATCATCGTGGTTGTGTGGGGTGAAACCGGCGACAACATCTACTACCGTTCCCCCCTGGTTGCGGTAGAGCAGTTTATTGGTATCTTCTGAAACCCAATATTGCCCTTTGATGATAGAGTTTGCACCGGCGGTGTTGCGGATGTCCGCTTCTACTTTCGAGCGATCCTGTATTACGTTTGCATAGGTCTTGGTCATGGGGACTCCTAAAACGACAAAACGATTAAGCGATTAAACGACAAAACGAAAAAGTCAAAACGATAAAGCGATTAAACGACAAAACGATTAAACGACAAAACGAAAGCCACAAGCCACAAGCTACAAGCTACAAGGCAAATAACAAAAACAAAATCCGGTCCGCTCACGGCAAGAGTTGGCGGGTGAGCCAGTTTTCTCCGTAGCGCACGAAGGAGAGAATCTTTGTTTCTCCTGTGGGCGGTTCGATGGTCAGTTCAAGCCGGTACCCTTCGGTGGAAATATAGTTCATTCGCGCTTTGACCGACTTAAAAAGGCCCGATGCAACAAGGGACGCGAGCGATTGTTCTGCGGTTCGTTCTACGATTTCCATCTGATCCCGGGTAATGCTCTTTGCCAATTCTTTTGAGAGATCAGAGCCAATGCGTTCTTCATCGTTGGCAACAAACCGATTTAACGGTGTGTCGCTGTCGGTGCCGTATTGAATATTCACAATGTTTTCAAACGCGTTGTCCATTTCCGGCAAGCCATTGGCAAAGATCAGATCAACGCCATCGGGATCAAATACCAATTTCGGGTCACCTTCGGGAATGACATAGGGAACATAGGGCGTTTGTTCTAAGGCCAAAACAGTGACCGTTATTGGTGCTGATTGGATAGAATATCCGTTCTGTTCGATAACCCAATAGTGATCGAGTCCCGAGAGATCAACGGTGTAGTTCGGCACGACAACATCGCAATAGGTTGGGCTGAACGGCACCGATGGAATGGTGGAGGTGTAGAGTGGCGTATTGTCGCGGTAGAGCGTGAAGGTGATCGGTGGTGATCCGGGGGAAGATGTAACCCCGCATTTAAAATAAACTGAACTGTTTTCAGTGATTGTTATGTCTTGATCGGGGGTAGTACTCCATAGTTCCATGGCTTCGACGGTGACTCCTACCGAATCGCTAACACTACTCCCCCCATTGGTCACGGTGATCGCATACGTTCCTGAATCGCTCACTTGCGCCGTGGGAATGTTGAGCGGGAATAATCCTGTCGTGTTCATGGCTGTGCTGTAGGGTGAGCCGTTTTTGGTCGTGGTGGCAGAGTAAACAGGCAATAAAGGCGACTTGTAAACTCTACCATCACCCGTTGCATTGCCTGTTACTGCGTACATATCACCGTTTATAATATCGGCTTGATACACACGGTCAATAATCGCGTCAGGGATTAGATAGTATTCCCAAACATTATTTCTGAGAAGACACACGCTCCTATCCGTAATTGATCCGAAAATTAGCAATCCGTTACGATTATTAATTCGACTATACGCGTATTTTGTTGGCTTATTTACCCACGTTGACCACGTTACACCACCATCTTCCGATATTTTCCAAGTGGATTGACCAAATATTGATGCAACAATTCCCCCACTCGGTAAAATAGCCAACACTGTAACACTTGCATTTGTCCCAAGTTCAGCTATTTTATTCCAACTATCCCCGCTGTCAGTCGTTTTATAGACAAAACCTCCAAGGTCGGCTGATATAGCTGTGGTGTCGTTTATTTTTACGATGTTGCATGGTCTGCCTTTAGATGATGCCTGTTGCAATACTTGAACGGGCTGTGTACCATCTGTGAACTTGTAAAATCTTGTAATGCTTCCGACTGCATTACCTGCTACCCCTAGAGAGTAATTTCCGTTAGGAAAACAGCAAAACGCCCAAGCATCAGTTGCGGGGATATCAGTAGTGCTGTACAAAATGCCGTTGCGGTATATTCGTATTTTCCCTGTAGTTTCTGTTGCTGTATCATCACTAAGAAACGACCACAAAACACCGTTGTGATCGTACTCATTAGTGTAGCAAGAACTCAGATCAGCCGGAGAATTAATCAATGTTGTCCAGTTGTCACCACCATCGGAGGAAACAAGAACTTTTGCATCTGCACCCTTACTATTACCGCACCCAACAGAAACTACACCGTTATAGCTTGTGATTGATGGTATTATTTCGAAGCTAGTGCTACCAGTTGGCTTATTCACAAACGAAACAGGTGACACACCACCCCCACTCGCCACCCACCCAACATTTACCGCTTGCTCCTCCGTGACCGTAATGTCAGCGGGAGAATTAATACTCAGTGCCATATCAAACCCGTATACTTTCTGATTTTGCGGAATCAATATCTGCATCTGTTTTGTCTGCAATAAACGGTGCAACGACTTTTGCAGCGGTGCCACTGGCAACAACATGCGTATGCAGGTTGTATGTGTCTACGAAATCATTAAAATCGGCGGTGAGTTGGTCAAAACCATCTTTAAGGGATTCAAATTTTGTTGCGGACGAATCGCCGTTGTTGAGTGATATGGTGCCATCGGTGAGCAGTTTGATTGTTGCTTTGATCGTTCCCGAGTCGATAGAGTAGAGCGCAAGTTCTCCCTGTTCCTGAACCATGGTGATACCGCTGTTTGTGGCAGTGGCAACGAGAAATTCAGGCGAGATTTCGCAGATGATCACTTGATCACCCACGGAAGGTATTGCGGTTATTCCCGCAGGAAATATGTATTCTGCCGTCTGGATATCTTCGGGGTCTTCAATAATGCAGTCGATCAGCACCGCCTGTTTTCCATGGCGGTATCCAATGCCGATGCGCACATCTGTTATTTCTGCGATATCCACGGGAGACTCCTAACACGATTAAACGACAAAACGATTAAACGACAAAACGAAAAGCGCGGTTCGACAAGCTCACCGACCGGTGTCTGAGCCTGTCGAAGGCAAACGACAAGACGGGATACGGTTCGACGAGCTCACCGACCGGTGTCTGAGCCTGTCGAAGGCAAACGATAAAACGAAAGCAACAAGCCAAAAGCTACAAGCTAAAAGGCAAATAACAAAAACAAAAATACAATGCGGTCAGGACTGGCGTATGAAAATGTCAATTGGATCGCCCGGTTGCAATGTTATCAGTTTTGAGCCGGAAAGATTATTTGTCTGTATCAGATAGTCAAGACACGATTCTGCGGGGAGATCTGGGTATGATGTCAAGGCAAAGAGCAGTGTGGGTGTTTCCGATCCAATTATAACCCGCTTTTTGATGGTAGGGGAATAGGCTTCGGAGCCGATGTAGTTAATAGTCTGACCAATGAGATCACAGAGTTGGTCATAGCCGACGATCAGCGGGAAATAGGCGTTTTCCGGTGGAATGTCGGAGACTGCCATTTTGAGCGTGTCGAGCATGGAGAGTATTTTATAGTACATTCCAACGATCTGTTGAATGATGTAGAACGATTCATCGCGGGAGCGTGGCGGTTCTCCGGTGGTAATGGCAGAACAGCAGGACGCGACAACTGCCACCGCAGCCATTTCGTACACGGTTGCATCGGGCTGTTCGGCAGTGTTTGAATCAACGATTGTCTGAATGTCGTTTGCCATAGCGTCGGTCAGTTTTTCGTAGAGTGCCACTTTTGATTTTACGGTGGTGTCGATGGTGGCGGGAATGGCAATGATCGTGTGCAAGAGATCAATCGTTGTCCGCGCTGCAATGATCGGCTGTGTGGTGAGACGGTCGATCATGGTGAGATATTTCCCGATTTGATTGCGGATGTTCCCGTTGATGGCCCAAAACTGCGCGTAGGTTTTGTCAATTACGGCAACAGTGGAGTCAACACGCGATGCAAACCGTTTCGCCCAAGACGTTTTTTTGTTTTCCGTGGTTTCTGGAATGGGTTGCCGGATCGCCTTTGTGGTTTCCTGCGCCTTGCGGGTGATTGCAAAGATCGTTTCTGACGTTTCTATGGCGGTAAAGTTCGGCGTATATTTGATCCACGAGGTAGTAATTTTTGTAGAAGAGCTGTTGGTGACGGGATTGTCTTCGACAGTGAACGCGGTAGGTTGCAGAAAAAGAATGCCTCGCGTGGGGTGCCACACGTTCCACGGCCCTTTTTCTTCGAGGGCGTTTTGCAGGTCGATAGCTCGCTTGAGATGGTCGGTGCCATCGAAGTAGAATTCAATTTCCGTTTGGGAACTGGCTATTCCGAGGTCTTGTGTTTTTGCGCCGTTGACTCCGGGGTATTCGAAAATTCCAATCTTTTTGGTGACGGTGAAGGGGTTCCCGATCCATTTGCCGGAGAACTCTTTTTTAGAGGGGGATATGAGGTCTATTTTTGAAAGCATGAGGAACTCCTTGGGAAAGCCACAAGCCACAAGCTTAAAGGCAAAAGGTTAAAGGCGGTTCGACAAGCTCACCGACCAGTTGAAAGCGGTTCGACGAGCTCACCGACCAGTTGAAGGCGGTTCGACGAGCTCACCGACCGACACATTGACCGGAAATTGTTGCATGAGCCTGTCGAAGGCAAACGACAAAACGGGATACGGTTCGACGAGCTCACCGACCGGTGCCTGAGCCTGTCGAAGGCAAACGACAAAACGAAATACAACATCAAATCAAATCGGAGACGCGAACATCGCGTCTGTACAAATTATATCAAAGACAGATCAGTTTGCGCCGAGCATGGAAAATTCCGGTTTGGGGCCGGAGATCGGCACGGCGGTAATGTCGATGTTTTTGGCCGCATCGCCTTTGTAGGTGATTTCCAGTTTTGTGCGAGACTGTGCGCTTGCGGGCGGGGTGATCGCCGGAGCGCGGTATATCATCGGTTGTTGCGGTTGCGCCGGTGTTCCCGTTGTGAGTGAGTACGGCTGAGTCACGGGCGCATTGGTTCCGAACTGTGGCACGAAATTTCCCGTTTGGTTGATCAGTTGCGGGTTGATGGTCGATGCGGGTACATCGTTCCACGATGCGCGGAAGGTTGACCACTTTTCGTAGTTTCGGTCGGAGAGTATGCCGATCATGTTGAGCCCTTTGATGATCAGATCGAGGGGCCACACGGCAAAATCCAACGCCGCCACGTACATTGCCTTGAATCCATCGACAACACCGCGCTTTTCAAACATGTAGGTTATTTTTTGCCAGTGATCAATAAATGTACTGACCCAATGAATTACCAATGCCACCACGGCGACAAACACAGCACCCCATCCTATGACGGCCATCAGTGCGCCACCTCCGAGAATTTCAGCGTTCCACAAAAGCAATGCACCATTTGCACTGAGCCACGTTCCAATAGTGCTGAACACGGGGATAAGTGCAGACCATCCTGAAGCGACAGCAGAACCGATTGCAAACCCTTTTTGCACGATCCACAGTTTAAGTCCCAATTCTACGAGCATGGGGAGAATTGGCAACAGCGGACGAAAGGCGTTGTAGATGTCCTGCACCATTGGTGAGAGTTCGGATAGCACGATCCCGATTGTTTTAAAGGAGTTCACCGCTGAGTCTATGTAGGTCGGAAGTTGCGTTTGAATGAATTTCACCATGGTTCCCGTGTCGAACGCGGACACTTTTACGGTGAGTTGGTCGATCAGCGTTGCCAGTGGAGATGATCCCGCTTCAGCCCCGACAATGAATTTCGCCATGAATGCCGATTTGAGGAGTTGCCATTTATTAGTTATTGCCGCGTTGACCTGCCCGAACTGTGTTTCCATCTTTTGCGTGGCATTGGAGAACGACCCGTAAATTTGGTTCCATTCGATATCAGAGGTTTGCAGGAGTTGCGCCACGCTTGAGAGTTCGTACTGTTCGAACATCTTTTTCAGTTTAATACCCTGCTCTGCTGTGCCTAACTTGAGCAGTTCCCCGCGCAGGTCTTTGATGATTTCCAAGGGATCGCGGAGATTTTTAGCACTATCCATGATAGATACTTTGTTTCCTGACAGTTCTTTGATTGTCTGCGGACGATAGAGTGCAGTAAGGGTTCCACGCGCCCGTGTTCCCGCTTCAGCCCCAACAATCCCCACTTTTGACATGGCCATGAGCATAGCATAAAATCCCCGACTTTTCAGTCCCGCCGCCGAGTACGCCGATCCTGCCACTTTGGTAGCTTCGGAGAGGTCCATGATTGACATGCGGGATGCGTTGGCGGCAACGGCCATTTCCGCCGCGTGATTTTGCGCTTCGCTAAACGGAACTTTCCACGCGGCCATTGATCCGGTGAGGGATGCGGTGGCGGTGGACATATCCGTGTCGGCGATGGTGGCAAATTTTCCGATGGAGAGCATGGTTTCGCGGTTTGCCTGTTGGAGCGAATAGCCACTGGCTGCCATGTTATTCATAGCCATGGCAACTTCGGCAGCAGTGAATTTTGTCGCCTGTGATACGGCAATGGTGGTGTCTTTTGTTTCTGCGAGGGCTTTGTTGTAGGAAGTGGTGCCATCGAGCACTGAATCCCATCGAGACGCAGCGGTGCGCGTTTCCTTGTCGAACTGCACCCACTGATAGCCCGCTTCAGCAATCGCATTTCTCGCCGCACCGAATCCCTGAGAAATGGTGTTTCCCACGAATACGCCTTTTCCGATGTTCATCACGCTGTTGAAGCCGTTCACGGCGGAACGTTGCGCTTTGGCAAAGAGATTGGCCGCAGAGGTCATGTTGCGATACGATGGCGTGACACCATCGAGCATAGACATTTTTAAGGAGACGGCATAGGTGGACATGGGAGGCTCCTAACGCGACAAAACGATTAAACGAAAAAACGACAATACGGTTAAACTCGGTTCGACAAGCTCACCGGCCAACAATTGGTGCCTGAGCCTGTCGAAGGCAAACGACAAAACGAAATACATAAGCCACAAGACGAAAGCCACAAGACGAAAGGAAAAACGATTAATCGTTTAATCGCTTAATCGTTTAATCCGGTGGGCGATTGATGTAATTGTAAACTTCGGAAAAGGAACGCAATTCGGCGTAGGTCAGTTTGTTGATTTCTGACGGTTGTACACCGTGGGCAAACATTTCCGCAGTCCATTTCGTCACATTTTGACAAATCGAGTAATCCTGATACTGATATCGGATTACACCAGTTGAAAAAAATTGTTCGCCACGATTTCAAAGTTCTGACCATCAACAGACTGCAATTTATCCAGTACCGCTTTGGTCTGCATACAACATTCCGCAGCAATGTCGTATCCGCGCCGTTCGGGAAGCCCCCCGGCAAGAATGCGCCGGATTTTCCCGTTGACCGGCCCGTAGGTTATACAGGTGATATCGCCAATGCTGTTGTAGAGGTGTTGCGTAAGCAACGGTGCCCCGTTTTCTTCGGAAATAGAGAGCCACCCTTTTTCGATGGACGCGCAAAGCGTCAGCCCGAACTGATCAGCATCGGCAAGTTCTGAAATTTCTTTTGCCACGGATTCGCCCTTTTTCTTGGCGATTCTTTCAGAAATTTCCATTAGGTCGATGTGGTAGTAGTTGAGGAAAATCATCAGTTGTTCTACCGCAGCGTTGCGATCAACAGGGCGAATATTGTGATTGGTTTCTTTTTTCAGAGCGAACAGGGACATAGTAACCTCTTTTTAATAAAACGACAAAACGATTAAGCGACAAAACGAAAAGCGCGGTTCGACAAGCTAACCGACCGGTGCCTGAGCCTGTCGAAGGAAAACGACAAAACGGGAAAATGTCACACGTGGAACAACCCGCGTGTGACAAAAACCATTATCCGCGCAACCACACGCGACCGCCTGGGATCAAGTCAAGTTCGGTGATACCATCTTTGAACTTGGTAGATTTCAGGTTGAGCGTTCCGTTAGGCGTGGTGAATGTAGTTCCACTGGCAATAGTGAAACTGATCGACACGCTTTTTCCCACGAGGGTCTGAAGTGTTTCAGACGCTGAACCATCGGGATCAGCAATCTTGACATCTTCAACCATCTGCACCTTGTTTTCGGTAGAAAACAGCGTTTCGCCACTGGTAGCAGTGGCGGTTGTTTCTGCCGGTGCGCCTTTTTCAAAGCCGGAATCAGCGGTGACCGGATAGGATTCACCGTTGATTTTCAGATCAATAATAGAGCCTGCTCCTGCCATTAGTTTCTCCCAAAGTTAATGTCAAATTTTGTTGTCATATCAGTAATGCCACCTTCGCCAGAGAGAATCACCGGCATGACGCATTTAAACCCTTTGCCACCAGGAAGCACGGTAACAGCGTTCGGATCTTTCAAGCCTTCAACAATAGAGTCGATAGAGTAGATCCATCCGGCGCGGAGCATTTCAGAACCCATAGCGAGAATCTGATTTTTCACCGCCTGAATGTCTTTCGCCTTGCGTTTCGCTTCGCGGCTGTACACTTCGTTGGCGTTTTTCACGATAATGATATCTTTCCACGTTTCAGAGTCCCACACAGAGCGCACGTAGGAAGAGATATTCTGTAACACGGAGATGTTGCGCATGGAACGATAGCCGTTGTTTGCCACCGGTACAGTGTCAGGACGGTAGAAGGTGATCACGTTTTGCAATACGGTCGATCCCGATTTTACCATAGTTGGCGCGACACCCGTTTTCACCGCTGTATCGCGGGATGTGTAGGTGTCACTCCATCGCGTTGAACCGGGCATTACGCCGGGAAGAGGGGTATCGAAATAGCCGTTTGTGGCGAGCACACTGTTTTTCTGTTCCATGATTGCCATGGCAAGCGCGGCCAGTTCAGCGGGATGCGAAAGGGTGTTTGGCACTACGAGGATACCGTTGGCACGGTCGTTTTTGCGCGTGTCTGAAATGGCGATTTCGGCATTGAGATCGTTGTCCGCAGAACCGACGAGTACGCGCGGGAATCTTCCGTTGAGCGCGGAATAACAGCCGGTGTCTTCATCGTCGCGCCCCACGTAGTCCGCAAAGGCATCAAGGGTAGCGCTGTTCGCCTTGTTGTTCCCATGGATAAGAGCGGTGAACCACTTTTCGTTGCGGTTGTCACCGGAACCGAGAGCAGTTTCGATGTTTGCAAGGTTAATTACCGGAGCATCGGAGCCACTTGAAGGTTGTGTGATCGCAAGCGAGACACCTTCTGGCAGTGTTTCACCGGCAAGATTGACCGCAAGAGAGATGTCATTCCCCCATGTTCCCTTTGTTTTTGCCGTGACGGTAACGGTTCCGGTTGCCGCCGATGCGGAAATAGGCATGGTCGCATCTGCATTGATTGCCGATGCCACGGATGCCGCGATTTCTGTGGCGTTTTTGCCCGTGTCGATAGTAACCGCAACTTTGTCGTTGTTGATGTAGAGCGCGATTGTTCCCGATTTTGCGCTTGATGCGGTTACGACTATCGTACTACTAGCGGCAACATCGGAGCCACCTTCAGCGAGAGGAACGAGCCACGTTTCCACCGAACCGCCGTGTCCTTTGTAGGCGTTGATGGCGAGACGGTGTGCCTGTGTTCCCGTTCCGGCGATCTGTCCGACCTGTTCGGCAGAGAATACGCGAATCGGGGTGAGAGCAGTAACGGAAACGCCTAATTTTGCAGAAGCACAGGCCCCGAAAATGGCAATTTTCCGTGTCAGTAGAGCCGGTTCCGGAGTGATAACCACGTTGTCGATGGTGTTTCCGGTTGCGGCGGCTAGGGAGGTTGAGAAATTCATCAGTACTCCTGCACGTTAAGTAAAATAGAAAGAAAGCAATTCTAATATATAATACGCGACAAAACGATTAAGCGACAAAACGACAAAACGAAATACGGAAGCCACAAGCCGAAAGCCACAAGCAAGAAGCAAGAAGACGCATGGCGTAAAAAAGAGAGACGCGAACATCGCGTCTCTACAAAAAAACAACTGTATCGTCGTTGACAGGTTTTTAATTTGTGTTAGATTATATAACAGGGTGTGCGTGAGATCGCACTGTACTCAGGGCGACTCACGACACCCCCGTTATAATTGACAACCACAAATCATACATTTGTGATTTACATCTTGATTGTATACACATAAATGCTTTACTTCTCCTTGATTTTCAAAGAATGTAAAAACAATCTTATCGATCATTCGTATATCATCTTCGCAAGCCTTAATGATTTGCTTCATATCATGGCTGTATGGCGGTTCTTCATACATCGATATACCGTCAAGCCTCTGCATACAATCGGATCGATGTTTACGGAGCAACCTGCGGATATTTAGTCTCTTTGACACTATATAACCAGTTTCGTTGGTGGTGACGGGAAATACCCGCACACCACGCAGTTGTTACATGTTTTCTGTTCTAACAATATCCCCAAGCATCAATACGAAATACGGTTCACCATCGACAGCACCCCACGCGTTGATACCATTGCGAAATCCGTTTCTATACTCAATATCATTCAATTCAACTTCTACTGTTGGGGCATTTTTCGAGTAACCATTTCTGAACGTAACTGTGTCAAACTTTTAAAAAACAATTGTCTCAATAGAGTAGCCGATTTGTACCGTATCTTCTACAAGCCTTTTCAACCAATAAACTTTGGATTCTCTATATTCCTCTTTTTTCACGCCCGAAACGATCATATCAAACCATTTCTTTTTGAGCGTTAAATACAATGTTTTCACAATTAGCACCTTTCTTTTTATGCGTTGAATATACACTATTCTTTCTGTGGGCGCACAAATTTTATTAAAAAAAAGACGCGAACATCGCGTCTCTACAGGGAAAAACAAAACCGGAGGGAACTCGTTAGTAGAGCACGGTCGTTCTGATTGTGGCGTTGTCGGCAACCGTGGTGTGGTCGATATGTTCAAGGGGAAGGCCCGTTTGTTCCTGCGGGAGTTCGCGGGTTTTGATGGTGATCGCGTAGTAGCCGTTGATCACGGCGAGAGAGCCTTTTTTCTGTGGCAGTTCCACGCGAAAATCTTCCCCGAACCGATCAGTAAAGGTGATCGAATCTTTGCCAAATTTCATACCTCGGTACCCCATAATCAAATTGAACAAGTGCGCAAAGACCGTATCAAGACGATCCGCTGCGCGTTGTTCTGCATCGGTAGATTCGGCAATGGCAAGAATGCGCTCTTCCGTGGTTGAATCGGGATCATCGAGCACCGAAAGATCAGTGTCTGACGGTTCAGCCACGGTGATTCTCACGATGATCGACGGGGTGTATTCCTGAATCCCGTTAATCGGTGCGTTCGCTTTGGAGAATGTACCTCCTCCGTGAAACACCTGTACCAGGGGAAGATTGTTCCCGATGGCTTCGGCATTTTTCGCTTGCTTTCCATAGCCTACGACACTGTATGCACCAAGGGCGTTGTCGGAAAGGAATTGTTTGAGATCGGCAATGGCTGTTTGGAAGATCATGGGTGACTCCTAAAACGATTAAACGACAAATCGACAAAACGATTAAACGCAATACAAAACGGGGAAAGCGCGGTTCGACAAGCTCACCGACCAACAATTGGTGCCTGAGCCTGTCGAAGGCAAACGACAAAACGAAAAGCGCGGTTCGACAGGCTCACCGACCAACAATTGGTGCCTGAGCCTGTCGAAGGCAAACGACAAAACGGAGAAAGCCAAAAGCAACAAGCCAAAAGAAATAACTATATCACGGGTTCGGTTTCTGTTTGACTTCGATTAGGGCTATCGTAATAAGATTCATCATGGGGTCGTGCTTGAAGTTGTCAGGACTCATGCGATACCGTTTCAGTTCGGTGTTTTCATCAATCAGATCGACTGGCGTAGTTGGTATTTTGAAAAACCATTTTTCGCCTGATTTCGGCGGGATAGCAAACGAATTCGACGCCACGGTTATTGTTGGTTCCTGCACGAGAATGTCTTCACCGGTTTCCGCATCGAGTCGCGTAGTGATTCCGTGGTACTGAATCGACTTGAGCGGTTGTTCCGTTTCGTTGTCCAGTGTGAGAATTTCACCGGTGGGCGGTTCGGCGATAAACGGTATTCCCCAATATTTCTGATTGAGTTTTTTCGATACCGTTTTCATACGCGCCATGAGATTCATTCCGGTGATTCCAGTTTGATCTTTTTCGCGTGTGGCTTTTCTGGTATCAGTGTTTCCTGTTCGTTGGCTGTGGCCAGTGTTTTCACCGATTCGGCGGGAATGGCAGAAACGGAACAGGCGGTGAAGGAGAGAATTTCATTCTGTTTGGGGCGATCTATACGCATGGGGGACTCCTAAAACGATTAAACGACAAATCGACAAAACGTGATACGGTTCGACAAGCTCACCGACCGGTGTCTGAGCCTGTCGAAGGCAAACGACAAAACGAAAAGCGCGGTTCGACGAGCTCACCGACCTGTGCATGAGATCACCGGCCAACAATTGGTGCCTGAGCCTGTCGAAGGCAAACGGCAAACCGAAAGACAAAATCAAAACAGAGACGCGAACATCGCGTCTCTTCCATGGGGACGAATTAGTATTCGACCTTTTTGCCTTTGGCATCTTTGGTCGGTTCTTTTGGTTCGTCTTTGGCCGGTTCTTTTGGTTCGTCTTTGATCGATTCGAGATCGTCAGATTTGATCAGTTCGAACTTTTCTTTCCACAGATCGCGCTCTTCAGTGACCGAAGCGAGCTGTTCAGTCAGTGCTATGACTTTCTGTTCCAGTTCAGCGTTGAGTGCCACCGCTTTTTCTACTTTTTCGCCGAGATCGGCCAGTTGTTCCTTGGTTTCTGCGGAGAGTTCCGCTTGCACCACAATAGAGCCATCGGCAGGTTTGATCTTTTTCTTTTTGAGCAAACTTGCAATAGTTTCTTTCGAGAAAAGCGATTCTTCGAAGGGATCACCGGAGCGAATCGGCTCTTTCTTGCCAGAGTCGAGCGTTTCACCCGGTACGAGCCATACATATTTTTTCATGATAATTCCTTGAGAATAGGTTAAAGCTACAAGCCACAAGCTTAAAGGCAAAATGTTAAAGGCGGTTCGACGAGCTCACCGACCAGTTGAAGGCGGTTCGACGAGCTCACCGACCGACACATTGACCGGAAATTGTTGCCTGAGCCTTTCGAAGGCAAACGACAAATCGTGATACGGTTCGACGAGCTCACCGGCCAACAATTGGTGCCTGAGCTAGTCGAAGGCAAACGACAAAACGAAATACAAAATCAATTCAAAGAGAGACGCGAACATCGCGTCTCTACGATCAAATTACGGTTCTTTGAATACGCAGATTGCGTTGGCCTGTACCGGCGCATAGATCGGCGCAGACTGACATTCAATTTCAAGTCCGTTGCCTTTAGGGTCTTCGTAGACGAAGAACTTCAGCATACGCGCATCAAAGAGTTCACCCGCTTCAGCAGCAACAACACCGGCACCAGTGGCAAGAATGCCGAACTGTTCCTGTGCCATGGCAAGCGATTTTTCGTAAAAGCCCGGCATTTTGTCGTCTGGCCCAAAGTAGCGATCAAACCGCGCTCCTGTTGCAGCAACAAAAGAGGTGCTTGCAGGCATGTAATCCTGTTCTACGCCGTTTTTGTCGGTGTAGGTAGCAAGAGTGGTGAACACAGTAAGAACGTAGCCTTCATCGGTAGACACAACCGCACGAGGCATCCATCCGGAACGAATAAACCGCGCAAACCGTGGATCAGTCTGAAGATCGCGGAGGATGTTGTCTGAGATGAAAATCACGTCATAGTTGCGAATGTCCGCGATTCCCTTGATGTCCGGGTGCGAACGGAACGCTGCGTACATGTCGTTTGACAGAAACACCGCGTCCGGCTTTGCTTTCCCGTTGAGATGGGCACGTCTCGCCGCTGTGCCGATGTTGGCAAGAGGGGTCGAGGTTGGGTCAGTCCACACTTTTGCCACGGTGAACGTGTTGTCTGCATGGCGTTTGAAATCGAACTGATCCCCCATGGCGTTGACCGTTACTTTACCGGTAAGGATACCTTCGGAAGCCATGTATTCATGACGCATCACGTGGGACATCGCCGCATTGACACCCTGTTCACCCAGTAGTTCCCGCATGATCATGGTGCGATCCTGAATATTCAGATTTGCACCAGTTGGCGTTTTGAACGTGGTATCGGTGGCCGTGATGGTTCCAAATCCTTTTACGATCGGGAACGCGCGACGCACGATAGTACCGCTTTCGCCGTTTGCACGGGTGGCGATATCGATTGGCGTAGCGACACCGCGTTCACCCCATTCGGCTATTTTCGCGTTGTTTTTCACGAGCGTGATTGACACGTCCGTAGCGGAATCTTCAAACATAGTCTGCGATCCGTTGGCACTGTTGCCATAGAATGCCATGAACGGCGTATTGCCTTCCATGGAAGAGCGTTCACGGAACGCTTGCACAAGGGCAACATTGAGGAGACTGGTAGCTCCGGCAGTAGCTCTTTTCATTAGTAAGCTCCTTTATAGAGATCATCAGCGTCTGACGTGTAGATACCGCGATCTACGAGACGAGAACGGGGGGTAGTTGCATAGACCGTGGTGGCACCAATAACGGTGTCCAATGTTTTTGAGTTTTCCACAACCATGAGATCGGTGTTGAGGACCAGGTTGTATCCTCCCACGATGATTGACGATGCCGTAACGTCACCGGCAACCAATTTGGCAGCGGAGATGTCTTCGCCATCGTAAATACCGAAGTTCCACGCGGCACCGGTGGTGGCAGTTTCAGACGTGAACGGCACCCACTTGCCACTTGATGCCACTTTACCCATAAGGGTACCGTGTTTGAGCACCGTGGTTCTTCCGGCATCCTGAAGGATTTTTTGGCCGAACTCGTGAATAGGCGATCCTTGCAGGATCAGAGAAGCTACGGTAAGCGTTTCGCGCTGTTCCATTGGTTACCCCTTTACAGTAGAGAAAAGTGCTTTTGCAGATTCCGCGTCTGAGATCAGACCGGCAGGATTTTGAGCAGATGCCACTGGTGGCGTTCCATGCGCCTGTGCGACGGGCGGTGTTTCTCCGGTTTGCGCGGTGGCGGTAGCGGCGGCGGTAGCCGATGCTTGCGCCACGTTCATATCGTGCATAGCAATAACTGCGTTGAACGATGCCACGGCAGTAATGTTTTCGGGATCGACGAGACAGGCAACCGCCATAGCTCGGATCTGTTCAGGGTAGGCATTTGATTTCGCCACGATTTCGGGAGAAACATTTGCCACAGGAGACTGAGCAACCGGCGCAGCAGGTTGAACAGGTTCGGCAACCGGAGTAACCGGCGCAGATGCAACGGGAACTTTCGCTTCGGCAATGAGCTTTTCATGCGCCGCTTTCGCCGTTGGGTTTGATGCAAGGAACTGATTCAGTTCGTCCATGCTATCGCCTTTCGATTGTGCGGGAGTTGCCCCGCTGATTATTGGTAGATTGTGCGGGGTACCGTTTGAAGAGTCTCCCACAGGATCGGTGTCACTGTTTAATATAGTTTTCAACGATTCGGGAATGTTTTTGAAATTTTGCGCAATTATAGAACTTTTTAGACGAGACGCGAGAATTGTCTGCGGTGAAGTGGCCGATGCGGTGGGTTCAGTGGAAACGAGAATCTTTGACGCGAATCCGTGTTGCACGGCTTTTTCGGCAGAGAACCACGTTTCGGAGTCCATTTTTGAGAGGATTGATTCTTTTGGCATGTCCGAACGGGATTCGTAGATATCCGCAAGGGTGTCGCGCATGGTGCGCAAGGTTTCCGTGCGCGATTCGTGTTCGCGGTAGTCACCTATCGTAAGCGCGAGCGGGTTGTGAATCATGACCCACGAACCGGCAACGATTTCCAGAGTGGTCCCGGCAAGGGCAATGATTGATCCCATTGATGCAGCGATACCAACGACGCGAACATTCACGGGGATTCCTCGGTTTACCTGATCTTTGATTAGCGTATAGATCGCCATTCCCACGGTGACATCTCCCCCATTTGAGGTAATGTCAAGGGCAATTTCAGAGAATTTCCCTTCGTGTTCCGCAAGGGCGTTGCGGATCGTTTGCGAATCGATGGAGTCACCCCACCACGAGCGGAAGATGTCGCCATCAATGACCATAGAGAGGGTTTTCTTTTTTAGGGAATAGGTGAACATGGAAGTCTCCTCGGGAAAACGATTAAGCGATTAAACGATTAAACGATTAAACGACTAAACGATTAAACGACTAAACGATTAAACGACAAAACGAAATACAAAATCAAATATAAATCATAGACGCGAACATCGCGTCTCTACGATCAAATCAATCTACGCCGGTTGTTCGCGATCCCACGTGGGGATCGGGAGCTGTTCATACTGACGCGCAAGAGCGGCGCGGTTCTGCTGTCCGTTCGAGCCGTTGAGTTTCATGGCCTGTGAATCGAGATCATCAAGACCCATAGAAACCTCTTCGCGGATCGCTTTTGCCGTTTTCAAGCGGTCGATGTTCGGGACAGGCGCAGAGATAAGTGTATGGGAAATCCACGCAGCGCGTAGCACGGGGTCACTCCATCCGGGACACTGAATGCGTCCGGCGGTTATTTCTTCAGCGAGCCAATTTGTATAGAGCGGTGTCAAAAAGTCGGTATCGATCTGCATGCGGTAAATTTCAGCGATGCGATAGAACAGAAGTAACGCGCCCTGACTGGCAGAGTAGTTCGATCCAAATTTTTTGAGGACCACTTCGATAGGTGCGCCTGATTGCGCTGAAAGCGATTTTATAAAACTTTCCACAAAGAGATCATAGTTGGTGACCGGCGCAGTGTTTTTTATTTCCTGTATTTCGTTTTTTGCACCCAAACCGACCACGTTGAGCGGTCCGTTTCCGAGGGTGTTAAACCCGTTTACGCGGTCAATCGTGACAGCATCATTGAGTGGTGGCGCGTTTTCTGTGTATGTTGTAGCAGTTACGCCACGTCTTCCGGCGGGAGCCATGGGATCAATCACTGGTTCAAAGGGGTTCACCGGATCGGTATCACCTTTTGAAATAATAGCGATGTTCATGGACGCTTGGGCAATCGCCTTTTGAATGTGGGCGATTTTAAAATCCTGCAAGAGTTGTAAATCCTGCAAGAGCGCGGCAATTTTGCTGATCCCTTTGGTCTGAGAAACGTGGTCGGGGACAAACCCGTGTACCATCATGATACGGTCGCCTACTTTTGCGGGAACAGTGACATTTTCAAACTTTCCATCGGCGGTAATGCGGGTTATTTCGTAAGCGGTTTCACGCCCTCTACTGTCGCGCTTGATCCCATCATAGGCAATATTCCACTGATCGGTGGTGTAATATCCCGTGGTAGTGTAGTATCCTCCCCCAATGGTGAGCGGGTCGATAAATTCAAAACTGACCGTAGAGAGTGCATCCGGTTCTTTTTCGAAGTAGAAGCGGATATAGTGGTCATTGTCGGTGAAAATTGATTTTTGCAAGACCGCCTGTGCCTGGTATCCGGTGAACATGCGCGAACGGTGGCACTGTTTCGAACTCATGTAGAGATCAAACCGGGTGGCAATATCGCGGTTCCACGTTTCCGCTTGATTGGCAGTGAGTCCGAGCAGGTCAGCGTTGCAATTTGGCTGTATGGAAATCCCCGTTTCGACGACCGTATCAGAGAACGATGTGGAGATAGCACCCGCTTCGGGGGAGTCATGCACGGCGTTTCTTCCGTTGATGATCAGCCGTTTGAGATCGAACATGAACGGGTTGCCATCGCCGGAGATACCATTAGTGAACTTTGACCCGCCGAGCGTGGTTGTTGTTCCTTGTTTCACGGAGGCTGTTGGGTGATAGTTGCGGGTATCACCTCGGTATTCAGAAACCGCTCGCTGTGCCGAAAGGGACGTGGAAAATTTAATCATCCGTATCTCCGTGGTCGAAATGTTATCACCCCTGAACCGTTGGTGGCGAGATTTTTGAGTCGGCGCAGTTGCGATTCGAGCACGGTGATAATGGACATTAGTTCTTTTGGACTGGTCTTTTTGTACCGCTGATAGGCACCGTATGTTCCGGTGTGGAACGTGG